GTTAAAACAGACATCAAAGATTTAACTGATGGTCTTGAGATAGTGAAAAAATTAAGACCTGTTACTTTTAAATATAATGATGATTCAACAGACGATGATGGCAATCTTTTGATGGCTTCAACAAGTGATAAAACTCGTTTTGGATTTATTGCACAAGAAGTTGAAAAAGTTGCTCCACAATATGTAGAAACAATAACAAGAAAAATAAAAAATGTAGAAGTTGATGATTTTAAAACATTGTCAGCTACTAGAATGATTCCCATGTTGTTCAAAGCAATACAAGAACAACAAACAATAATAGAAGATTTAAAAGCAAGAATAGAAACACTAGAGGGATAACTTTAGTGTGATAGAATAATTTTTTTATGGAGTAAATATGGCAGACGCTAAAGAAAGTAAAACTTTTACTATTACTGACGAATCTGGTGAAGCCAGTGTTTATGAGATTGATTCTTTTACCGAAGAACAAGTAAATCTTTGGGGCAGAATACAACAACTAACACAGGAAAGAGATCAGATCACTTTGAGAGGGCAAGAAGTAAATATGCTCATTAATCAGTATGGTTTAAGTTTGAAAAAAAGTCTTGATTCAGATGAAGCAGACTCCGAAGAAGGAGAAAAAGATGCCGACTCTGGAAAAGCCGACAGCAAATCAAGTTCAAAATGATCTGAATGCACATCAATTGGTGTGTGCTGAAAGATACAGGAACATTGAGAAAAGATTAGACTCAGGAGCAGCTAGGTTTGCTCGTGTAGAGGGTATGATCATTGGTCTGTATGGTTTGTTAGTCGGAGCAACCATACTTGAGAGGTTACTCTAATGGCAGGATTACAAATAAGCACTGAACCCACACAAGAGCCACTTACGCTACAAGAGGTAAAAGATTACCTGCGTGTAGAGGACAGCACAGACGAAAGAATAATTAGACCTTACATAGAAACTGCAAGAAGGTTTGCCGAAGAACACTTAGGCAGATCATTGATGACACAAACTATTACTCAGTTCATAGATGGTTACGATGAAATGGAAGATCCATTGTTTGAAGGATTTAGGACAGGTCCTTACCTTACCTATTACAAGAATTACATAACACTAGCAAGACCACCAGTGGTTTCAGTTTCATCTATAAGTACCTTTAATGATGAGGACACAGAAACAACTTTTGCAAGTACAAGGTACTTCTTAGACAACGTAAGAGAACCATCAAGAGTTGTCTTAAGGAACGGAGAAACATTCCCGACTGCTTTACGAGTAGCAAATGCCATCAAGATTGTGTATGTCTCAGGATATACCTCTCCTTATGCTATTCCAGAGCCAATAAGGTTGGGAATGTTGCAACACATAGCACACTTATATGAACACAGGGGCGATATGTATTCGGCTCAAGCTTATCCACCATCAATGCAAAAACTTTATGCCCCTTATGTAGTAATGAAGGGTTTGTATTCAAATACTCTCCTATCGGTAGGTTAAGATGAGCATTGGCATGATGCGACATCAAGTCAAGTTACAATCGCCCTCACATACGACAGATACAGGGGGTGGGGCTGCAAAAACCTTCACAACCCTTGCTTTGCTCTGGGCTAATATTAAGCCTGTGAGCAACAAAGAAGGGGTCAGACAGGGTAAAGTCCAAGAAACCCAAACTCATCACATCACGATTCGTTTTCGCAGTGATATAGGCACAAATTACCGCATTCAGTATGGATCTCGTAACTTCAACATAAGAGGAATCAAAAACATAGACGAAAGAGACAGATATTTAATGTTGATTTGCGAAGAGGGAGTAGCCAATTGAAAATCAAGTTTGATATAAAGAATCTGACTGCTTTTAACAAAAGTCTAAAAAAAAGATTTACTAAAGATGCCTTATTTGAAACAAAGAGGAAGATGAATAGATCTGTGGATATTGTCAGAAACCATGTCGTAGAAAGCATACAAAGGGGGGCTAAGTCTGGAGAAACTTATGAACTTTATAATCCTAGAAGAACCCATACCGCATCTGCTCCTGGTCAACCGCCTGCAACCGATACAGGATTTTTAGTTTCCAATGTTTCTACACAAGTAAAAACTCAAGGCAAAAAGGTTATAGGGCAGATAGTTTCATCAGCTCCCTATTCAGTACATCTTGAATTTGGTACAACTAATATGAAAGCAAGACCTTTTATGCAACCTGCCTTAGAAAAAAATAAAAGAAAAATACAAAGAATATTTAGGGAGGGTAAGTACGTTAAATGAGCATAGGACAATTTGCCCTACAAACAGTTATTTATTCAACTTTAAACAACGACAGTAACCTTACGACAACGCTTGGGGCAGGTGTTTTTGATGAAGTAGTAGAGACAGCTTCTTATCCTTTTGTAGAGATAGCAGACGATACAGCTATTGAATACGACACCAAAGATCTTGATGGTGGTGAGTTCACAATGACCATTCATGTATGGTCACAATACGCAGGGGCAAAGGAAACAAAAAATATTATGGACAGAATTCACACTCTACTTCACAATAGTAGTCTAAGTGTTACAGGATTCAATCTTGTTAATTTAAGGTTTGAATTTAGTGATATACTAAAAGACCCAGATGGGATTACCAGACATGGTGTCATGCGATTCCGTGCAATAATTTTAGGAACTTCATAATAGGAGATAAATTATGGCAGCACAGAAAGGTTCAGCAGTTCTCATCAAAGCAACAGTGAGTGGATCTAAAGTTACAGTAGGTGGCTTAAGATCTTCTTCTATTACTTTGAATGACGAAATGGTTGATATAACCAACAAGGATTCTTCCAACAAAAGAACTCTTTTAGCTCAAGGTGGAATACAATCATTGACTATCAGTGGCTCTGGTGTTTTCACGGACAGCACATCTGAGCAACAATTAAGAACTTCCGTTGGGGAATCTGTTTTTAATACTTACGATTTTGTTATTCCTGATTTGGGAACTTACACAGGAAGTTTTCAAGTAACTTCTTTAGAGTTTGCAGGGGAATACAATGGGGAAGCTACTTACTCTGTCACGCTAGAATCTAGTGGGGCAGTAACATTCTCAGCAGCGTAATATGTTTAAGACTGTAGAAATTAAAAAGGGCAAGGACACTATACAAGCTAGTCTTGATGATGGTGTTCTTTCTGCCCCAAATAAATTAGGTAAAGATGTTTCCGAAGTTGAGGTTGATGGCAAAACTTATAAAGTTTTAGAGTCAACTGTAGATGAAAGAGACGATCTTATTTATTTAACATTAGAGCTTCCAAAGGGAAGTTCAGGAGTAAAGTCAAATGACGAATCCACTAAGGGGTGAAATAGAAATCACTCTAGGTTCAGAAACCTATAAGGCTCGGCTAAATATTGATGCTCTAGTTCGCATAGAAGATGAACTAGACTCTGGTATTCTCAAACTCGCTTCCCGTATTGCACAAGCTGATGTAAGGCTTAGAGAACTTATCGTAGTTCTAAAAGCTGCACTCAGAGGTGGCGGTAATGATTTTGATGATAAAAAAGTCGGTAAGATAATCAGTGACATAGGCATAGTCGCTGCTAGTACAGAAGTAGCAAAACTTCTGGCTCAAACCTTAAGCGATCCAGACGGAGAAGAAGAGGGAAAGTCTCAGCAAGTAGCATAACTGATGAAGCTATCAGTTGGTCAAGGTTCATGCAAATCTGTCTTGGCACTATGGCAATGCGACCTAAAGATTTTTGGGATCTATCGCCTATTGAAATGTATGCTGCAATCAGAGGCTTCAAAGAATTTCACACAACCGAATCCGAACAACCCATGTCCAAAAATGAATTGGAAGAACTTATGGAGTTATATCCTGACTAATGGCTAAAACAGTTGACGAATTAATTGTAGAGATAAAAGCAGATACCAAAGATCTGAATGCCAAACTGCGTAACATTGAAGGAACTCTGGGAAGAACCTCACAAAAGGGTAGAGGAGCATTTGTTCCTATGATTGGCTCTGTTAGAACTTTAATTCCTTTACTTGGTGGAGTAGCAGCAGGTTTAGGTGGAATATCTGCTGTTAGAGGAATTGCACAAGTTGGTTCTGATTTTGAAGATTTAAGAGATTCACTTAATACTGTGTTCGGTTCAGTTAATGCAGGTCAGGGAGCTTTTAATAGAATTTTACAGTTTGCTCAAACGACACCATTTCAAATTGAAAGCGTTTCAAAAGCATTTATTCAGCTTAAAGGAGCAGGCATAGAACCTAATATGGATATGCTACAAACTTTTGCTGATACAGCATCAACATCTGTAGATCAGTTAGGGGCATTTGAAGCAATGATAAGACTTGTTTCTAGGTCTGCTGCTGGTGGATTAGGTTTAGAAGAAATAAACCAACTTGATGATAGAGGTATTCCTGCAACGAAAATTCTTACAGAGGCATTAGGTGTCAACAGACTTGAGTTATCTAGGTTTGGTCAGACAGCAGAAGGAGCTGCTGACATGGTTGATAAGTTAATAACAGGTATGGAACAAAGGTTTGGTGGGGCTATGGCAGAAAAAATGGATAACTTATCCACTAAGACTTCCAACATGACAATAGCCTTCAAGGATTTACAAAACGCTTTATTTGAAGGTGTATTAGGAGATTTATTAAAAGATTTAGCCGATGGTATGAATAGTCTTGCATCTGCGTCAGCTAGGGTCGTTAGAACTTTGACAAACATGAGGTCGGCATCTGAAATCACAGGAACAACAGATCCAGTTCAATCACGCAAAATTCTTCAGGATAGATTAGAGGAGCTTCAAAAAACCCAACCTAAATTATTTGATGATAGAGCAAATCCTATTAAAGGTTTTTTACTTAGATTTGGTTCAGGTATGAAAACTCAAGGGTCTGCTGCCGAAGAAATAGTTGAGGTAACTTTAGCATTGGCAGATGTAACAGCAGAACTTGCTGCTATGCATCCTAATGCTGAAACAGCATCAGAGGGTGTAGAAGATTTAAAAGATAGTTTTGGTGAATTAGATCAAGTAATTATTGAAGCAGGACAAAACCTTTCAAGAGACTTTGCAAACGCTTTGTTAGAGGGAGAGAATGTTTTAAAATCCTTTTCCGATTTTTCTAAATCTATAGTTTCAGAAATTATTGCTACATTTATTAGGTTGCAAGTAGTTGAGCCAATATTAAAAGGGATATTTCCTGGTTTAGGAACTACAGATGGAGGAGGAAACGGATCTGCAGGTGGAGGAAGAGCAAGTCATGGCAGACCTATGCTAGTAGGAGAAAGAGGTCCAGAGCTTTTTGTTCCGCACTCCGCAGGTAACATAATGAATAATGCTGACACTAAATCTGCTTTAGGCGGAGGCGGTATTTCTGTTGTGCAAAACATCAGCTTTAGCACAGGAGTAGTGCCAACAGTAAAAGCAGAGATAACAAAGATGTTGCCACAAATAGCAGATGTATCTAAAGCTGCTGTCTTAGAAGCAAACATGAGGGGTGGTTCATTTAGAAGAGGTATGCGATGAGCAAAGAACTAACTATGCCTACAACACCTAATTTTTTAGCAAGTGAGTTCACTTTAGTAAGAACAATAGGACAAACTATTAGTCCCTTTACAGGACAACAAAAAACACAAGAATTTGATAATGTCTTTTGGACAGCAGATGTAACTTTGCCACCTATGAATAGATCTACTGCTGTAAATTGGCAGTCATTTCTTTCAAGACTTAAAGGCACAGGAAATGTTTTTAAATTTGCAGATCCAGACGCTTTGACTAACACAGGTACATACGATGCTGATGATTTGAAAGCAAACGCTAGAATATCTAACACCAATGTCGCTTTGACCTTTTCTGGTAGCACGATAACTGCAGGAGCTTCAACATTTGCCAATGCAATAGTAGGCGACTACATAGTTGTGACAGGAGCAAATAACGAAGCAAACAATGGAACACATAAAATAACGACAGTAACAAGTAATACAGTCGTAGTAGTAGATTCTACGCTTACAGGCGAAACAGGAACTTCTGGTTGTAAAGTTCAACAAAACATAAAAGGTTCACAAGGCTTATCGCTTCTAGCCACAAGTAACTCTGCTGCAGGGACTATTGCAGTTGGAGATTATTTAGGTGTTCTAGGCGGTACAAGTACAACAAGTCAACCTGTGCAACTTCTTTTGGTAACTGAGGCAGCAACAGAAACAGCAGTAGGTGGAGGAGCTAATAAGTTTGCAGTTGGGGTAGAGCCTAAATTACGATCAGCTTTAGCAGATAACAACCTAGTAAAATTCAGTTCACCAAAAGGTCTTTTCAGATTAATTGACAATCAAATAAGTTGGTCTGCTGATAGGAACTCAATATATCGGATCTCCTTTAGTTGTCAGGAGAAAATCTAAATGGCTACAAGACAAGGTCTTGATTCATCTATAGTCAATGCTTTATCAGAAGAAAATGTTTTTCCTTTCATTGCAGTTAAAGGATTCTTTGATTCAGGAAACATATTGGTTTGGTCTGGTATAGACGATATTACGATAGATAGCGAAACTTACACAGGGGCAGGTACTTTGTTGGCAGTCAGTGGCTTTGAAGAAACCAAAGAGATGAAAACAAATGGTATTACTGTTTCTCTTTCAGGTATGGACGAAACAGTTCTAAGTTATGCCCTTACTGAAAATTTTCAAAACAGAAAGCTAATCGTGCATTTAGGTTTTTTAGATGGTGGTACTAACGAAGTAAAAGGAGTAATGAATGCTTTTACAGGAAGAATGACATCTATGAACATTTCTGACGATACAACAGGTTCTACTGTCACAGTAAATGCAGAGAATCGTCTTATTGACTTAGAAAAAGCATCAATGCTGCGATACAACAAAGAATCACAAAAGTTCGTTGCAGGAGGAACGACTGATACCGCTTTTAATAGAGTTCTCAAATTAGCAGATCAAGAAATACTTTGGGGCAGAACAACTTCTACAAGCGGCAATCTTGGTGGCGGAGGAGGCAACTCAGGAGGTGGACCTGCCGCAGGAGACCCAAGAGAATTTGACAGAAGATGATTAAAAAATTACCACAGTGGGAAATGCTTTTATTTAATTTTTTGGAAGGAAAACAAGATCATGTATTCAAATGGGGAAAATGGGATTGTTGCATATTAGTCATTGACGCAATAGAAGCTATGACAGGCGAGAAGATACTAAAAAAAAGTTGGTCTAATAAAAAAGAAGCTCTTATGTTTATCAAAGAGAATGGAAAAACATTAAACAAGGTTGCTAGTAAGTATCTTAAAAAAGCAGGTCTTTCTACTTTAGACAAAGCATTTATTACTGCAGGAGATATTGTTCTTTTAGAGGATAGTGAAAATAACTTTGAAGAATTGATGGGTGTTTGCACAGGCAATCTTATTGTGTGTATTACAGATTATGGTTACGCCTATAGAGATAATCATGTAGCTAAGAAGGTGTGGAGAATAGATGGCTAAAGCAGCAAAATCAGCTATATTAGCAGCAGCAATAGTAGGCATAATAACAGTTGCTACAGGCGGAGCAGGAGGTTTAGCAGCTCCTGCAATATTTGGTCTAACACAGGGTTCAGCAGGGGCAGCTATAGCCTTTGCCGCAACTATGGCTTTTGTTTCTACAGGCATATCCATGATGACCGCCAAAAAACTTCCTTCTGGATTAGGCGACAACTTTGGAACTAAAGTTAGTACAAAAAACCCTACTGCCCCAAGACAGATTGTTTATGGTCAATGCAGGGTTGGCGGTACTTTTACTCAGATAGAAACATCTGGAACAGATAACTCCGTCTTACACATTTTCACTGTATTAGCAGGTCATCCTATAGATAGTTTACAAAAAGTATTTATTAACGATAAGGCTTTAGCTTTAGGATCTGAAACTTCATCATCATCTATAAATGGTGAAACTGTTCATACTGTTACAGCTAATTTCTTTGAAAACTCGGATAACCCAAATAATTTAGGATCTGGGGCATTGATACGATTTACTTTTCACGATGGAACACAAACAGCAGTTGATGGCTTTGCACAGGCACAACTAAATACGACCTCAGTGCCAAACACCCACATCTTTAAAAATTGTCCTTATGTTTACATGCAAATGGTATATGACTCTGAAAAATTACCGAATGTTCCTAATATTAGCTTTGAAGTAAAAGGTAAAAAATTATTTGATCCTAGAACTTCTCAAACAGCTTTCACCGATAGCACAGGTAAAGTTATTGGTAATAATCCTGCATTAGTTTTAAGAGATATCCTAACAGATACAAGTTATGGTGTTGGTGTTACCTCAAGTGAAATAAACGACACTACAAATGCAGGTGGTTTTGCTTCAGCAGCCAATACTTGTGAGCAATCTGTGACCCTTGCAGATGGAAGTACGACAGAGCAAAGATATGAATGTAATGGATTCACAAATTTTGCTGCAACTAGAGAAGATATAATAGCAGGCATAACAAGTTCTATGGCAGGAACTATGACTTATTCCAATGGAAAGTTTAATGCTTTTGCAGGAGCAAACCAGACCGCTAGTTTGACCATCACAGATGACGATTGCCTCTCACCAATTGCAGTCACTACAAAAAGTATGCAAGGAGATCTATACAACACTGTCAAAACAATGTTTTCTGACGAAAACCAAAAATTTATCCCTACAGATACACCGATACTACAAAACTCAACTTTGTTATCTGCCGATACTCCAAGTGGTGAAACTTCAGCTAATTTTGTCAAAACTATGGAAGTCAGATTACCTTTCACTACATCAAACACAATGGCACAAAGACTTGGGAAAATTGCCTTATTACATCAAAGAGAAACAACAACGATTAGAGTTACAACTACACTTAAATTTCTACAGTTACAACCTGCAGATTATGTGCAAGTCACTAATGAAAGATTATCTTTCAGCAATAAGTTATTTGAAGTGATGGCTGTCAACATGGTTTTAGAAGGCGATGACAACCCTTTTATTGCTTGTCAATTAGATCTTAAAGAAATCAGCACAAGCGTTTATGATTTTGCTACCAATGAATATTCAACCATACAGGCAGAGGGAAGTGATTTAACATCAGGGGCTTTGACTGTGACAGCTCCAACAGCAGGATCTATAAGTCAAACAGCAACTATTGATGGCACAACTACTAAAGTAAACATAAAAGTTGTTTGGTCAAATGCCTCAAATGAAGCTATACAAGGCACAGAAGTTCAGTATAAATTGGATTCAGATTCAACCTACACATCTCAGATATCAGGTAAAGGTCAGACAATAGCAGTCATTCCAAATGTAACTGTAGGTCAAACTTATAATGTGAGGGTAAGACATTTTACTTTTGACAATGTTTATTCAAGTGCAACAGACTTTAGTAATATAACAATAACGCAACCAACTGCTGCTCCAAACAGTCCTTCTAGTGCTTCTGTAAATTCAAATGGTGTATTAGGACTAAGAGTACAATGGACTAATCCATCTAACAGCGATCTAAGGGCAGTTAAGATATACAGAAAAACTAATAGTACAACACCTACTGACGACACAGATTTAGTTCAGACTGTTTTTGGGGAGCCTGGAAAAATCAGTAAAGCTGATTTCGGCACACAAGATGGTTTAACTGCAGGAACAACTTTTCATTTTTGGCTTAGAGCAATCAATCATGGAGGCACACATTCATCTCCTTTTCTTTCAGTAGGTAGTGCGACCTTTGCTAAAGTTGATACAGGTCAGCTTACGGATGATGCAGTTGATAACGACATTTTAGACAATGACATACAAATAGGAAGCCATGCAGCAAGTGGCTCATTAGGTGGAAGTGTAGGAGCAACAGCCACAGCTAATAACACAACTGAATTTAATTTCAGTCTTTTATTCTTTTTTTCAACTTTAACAAGTCAACCACATAAAGCATTAGTAAGTGGTAGCACTTTCACTCTTGACGCTATCATAAATCAATCATTCTCAACTCCTGTTCATCAAGGCGGTAATAGTAAAGATTATATGGTCATTGCTACCTGTGGAGTAGTAGGTACATTTGATAGTACAGCAGATGTAATAATGGTATTGAGTGCATCTAATTCATCTGATGCTGCAAGTACCCCTTTTGCACATTCAGGTCTTGTTCAAGAGGCAGGAGCTGACGCAAAGGTTTTAGGTCCAACGATTACGAGAGTTCTTAAAGTTACTTTATCTTCAAACTCAACAGTGCATCTAAGGGTTCATGGTGGACAAAATAACATTCAAAATAATGCATCAAGTCAAAAAGGTCTTGGTAATGTATCGCTTCATGTTATAGGGTTATCAGCATGAGTTTATACACTTCTGTTACAGACGAAACTTTTGAAATGCCAGAAACAATGGCATGGCTAAGAAACAAAAGGAATTTAATGCTTGAAGAATGTGATTGGACACAAGCTGCTGACTCGCCTTTATCTGATTCAAAAAAAGCTGAATGGGCTACCTACCGACAACAACTTAGAGATTTAACAAATACATATACGAAAGAAAACTCTATTGAAGATATTGTCTTTCCTACTAAACCAACATAATGGACGACATAGTAAGACTTATAACAGAACTAGGTTTCCCTGTTGCTGCTGCTTTAGGTCTGGGAATATTTGTTTGGAAACTTATCAATAGAATAATAGATGGCATGGAGTCTAAAATAGATGTGGTTGATGATAAGGTCAATGAACAACTTAAAGCTATGGAAGATAGATTACAAACTAAACTAGATGCACAGCAAGGTATATTAGTTGCCCTGATTGATAGAGTCAGAAGTGTAGATAATGAGATAATCAGGCAAGATACTTTATTGAAAACCATGTTGGGAGTACCTCAATTGGTACAGAAAGATAAAATAGCGAAAGCAGATAGAGACGACCAGAGGAAAGACTAATGAGAGATTGGTGGGAATATAAAAAAAGACAGCTAAACACAATTATATTTTTTGTTTTACTTGTCATATTTTTGTTATTGTTCTCAAACTTTGTTTTTACAGACGAGATGGTTTTTAAATTTAAGTCACCTAGTTTCTCTGGATTTAATACATCGCAACATTATCTGACCATTGAAAATCAAGAACACACAAGGAAGAAAACATTATTAGAAGAAATCAAAGCATTAGCGGAAGAATTAGAAAGGGAAGAAAACAACACCACTTTGTCTAGGTTCATTCGTAACTTAGAAAGCAGAGTGTATGCACAACTATCAAGGCAACTTGTAGAAAATCTTTTCGGAGAAACTGCCTCAAAAGAGGGTTCTATTGAGTTAGAAGGTAACACCATAGAATATGAGTCAGATGATGAAACGATTACGCTTACTATTACAGATGAGGAAGGTCATGTTACTGTCATTACTTTCCCTATCAATAGTTTCACTTTCTAGCTGCGGAGCATTACCTAAAAACAAACTAGATAACTTTCGTATATCAAAATATCCGCATTTACATGATGTTATAAATTACGAACTTGAATACTTGTCGCCACCTAAAGAAAAATTAGTGGTAGCAGTTTATCCAAGTGCCTTTCTTGATATGACAGGGCAACGAAGATCTAACAGTACCTATGCGTCCTTTTCTACTGCGGTAACTCAAGCCCCTGCCAATCTTCTGATCAAAGCCTTAAAAGACGCAGCAGGAGGTGAATTCTTTACAGTCGTTGAAAGAGTTGGTTTAGACAACCTTACAAAAGAAAGACAGATAATCAGAAGTTCCAGACAGGATTTCAAAGATGAGCAGAAACTAAAGCCATTATTATTTGCAGGAATGCTCTTTGAGGGGGCTATCGTAGGCTATGAGTCAAATGTCAGATCAGGCGGTAATGGGGCTAGATTGCTCGGTATTGGTATAAGTAGGCAATATAGGCAAGACACAGTGACATTGAGCTTGAGGCTCGTTTCTGTGCTTTCTGGACGCATATTATTAGAAGTAACAACTACAAAAACCATATTGAGTCATGGACAGTCAGGAGATGTGTTCAGATTTGTCAAAGATGACACAGAATTAGTTGAAATAGAGAATGGAAATGTGGAAAATGAATCTGTAACTATTGCATTGCAATCCGCTATTGAATTTGCGGTTCTCAAAATCATAGAGAAGGGTATTGAGCAAAACCTTTGGAGGTACGATGATATTGAGATACCTAAGTGTATTGATGATGACTGCTCTAGCTTACGGGGCTGATAATGAAGTTTCTATAGATCAAGTAGGAGCAACTCTTAATTTAGATGTTGAGCAATTAGGTTCAGGCAACCTTATTGGTGGACAGAATGCTACAGCAGGTTCTATGACTCCTTTAGATTTGGACGGAGCAACCATGACGCTTGATATCAATCAAATAGGTGATAGCAACTTATTCAAAGGGGATATTACATCAGATACTTTTACAGGCTTTTTTGAGTTTGATGGCAACAGCAATATTTTTGATATTCAAGTAGATCCGACAAATACTTACGGAGCTGATTCTTCTAACCTTAATGTAGATGTAACAGGTAACTCAAACGATATGTCCATTGATCAAGGCACAACTGCTATGGCTTCTACGCTTGACTTAGATTGGATAATTCAAGGTGATAGTAATACAGTAGATGCCGACATAGATGTTGATCTAGCAACCAATTACATGGATATAGATGGGGATTCAAATACCATCAATTACAATGGTGATGGATATCAGGGTGGTTATTTTTATTTAGATCACACAGGCAACTCAAGAACTTTAAATGTTACACAAGCAAGCACATTGGACAACGATTGGCTCAGAGTTATTTCTAGCGGTAATAATGGTACTGTTTGTGTCGTTCAAAACGATCAAGGTACAAGCACAAGCTGCTGATATAGGTTCTGTAGAAGAAGTTTCAGGAAACGCACAGGTAGAACGAGATAAGGCTTACGAAGTCATACCTGACTTTGGCATACAGTCATACGACAAAGCTCAGACAGAATCAGGTCGCATGGGTATCAGATTCGTTGATGATACTACTATCAAGATTACAGAACACTCAGAGGTCATTATTGATGAGTTTGTTTTTGACCCTAACCCTGACAATTCAAAACTAGCACTCAATTTTGTAAAAGGCACAGCTAGATTCACAACAGGTTTATTAGGTTCGGTTCCCAAAAAAAATATGGTTCTCAGAACAAATAGTGCAACTGTCGGAATCAGGGGTACAGATTTCACAGTTACAGTAGAGGCAGACACAGGAGAGAGTTTATTTATTCTTTTACCAAACCCTGACGGAACATCATCAGGAGAAATAGTGGTCACAACAGCATTGGGAGAGGTAATTCTAAATAAACCATATCAGGCTACCACTACAACAACATTTGAAAGCCCACCATCTGAGCCTGTGATTTTAGATTTATCATTAGACTTCATTGATAATATGTTGATTGTTTCCCCACCAAAAAGCAAAAAAAGCGAAGAGGAAGCTATTGACTCTCGCCAAAGCGACATATTAGATTTTGACGAACTTGAATATGACGCATTAGCAGAAGATGAGCTTGAGGGAGAAGAACTAGAATTTACTGAGCTAGATTATGATGCTTTGAATGTAAATTTCCTTGAGGATTTGTTGGATATTATCAACGAATTAGATGCCATAGAAGAGGAAGATGAAATAAGACAAGTTGCTACAGCAATAGACATAAAAGGCACAACAGTAGGACAAGATAGCAGCACTCAAATAACAACAGTTGTGTCTGGTCAATCCATAAGCATGAAAAGAGAAGTTAGTTCAAATGCCAACATTACTATTGATGGCAACAATTCTTATACTGTTATTTTAGAACAAGATGGGGTAGCCAATCAGGTTAAGGTCAATGGTGGAAGTGCTTCTACGATTGTCATAAGACAAGGAAGTGGCTAGAATGATAAGCCATGAGCAAGATTTTTCTTGGCATTATCTTAGTCCTGATATCTATCATGGGTATTCTTTATTGGCAGAATCAGCGACTCAGCTCCTTGAATCAAGCGTATGAACTTCGCAATCAAGAACAAATAGCAGCAATAGAAACCTTACAATCTGATTTTAAAATGCAGACCGCAGGTCTATTGGATCTACAAGCAAAAAACCAAGAAATAGAAGCTGAAATGAATAGATACCTAGATATCTTTAAAAGACATAATCTGAGTAAACTAGCAGCAGCTAAACCAGGATTAATTCAAAACCGAGTAAACGATGCCACAAAAGAAGTATTTGACAGCATTGAGCAAGATAGTCGTAACATTGACAGTCTTGACGATGGCTTACAGTTGCAGTCTGATTCCTAAATCAGTAGATGTGATTTCTAAGCCTGTAGAAAGGCAAATCGCACAACCTATCTTGCCAAGAGGTATAGATTTGAAAGATCCCTTTTGGTATGTCGTTTCAGAGAAAAACTTAGATAGCTTCATAGAAACAGTAAATCGTGAAGAAGGTAGAGTCGTATTCGTGGCAATGTCTATACCAGATTACGAGCTGATGGCTTACAATATGCAGGAACTGAAAAGATATATCAGGGAACTAAAGGAGGTTGTTGTCTATTACAGAATGGTAACAAGCGGAGATAAGAATGAGCAATAAACCATATTATTACAATTGTCGTTTAGTCAAAGTCATTGATGGCGACACGATAGATGTGGACATAGATTTAGGTTTTGAAGTTGTCTTATCAAAGCAGAGAGTAAGACTAGCAGGCATAGACACACCAGAAAGTAGAACAAGGAATCTCGCAGAAAAGGCTCTTGGTCTAAAAGCAAAAGACAGATTGATAGAGTTATGCGGAGATAAATTACAATTATTATCATTAGGAAGTGGAAAATATGGACGGATTTTGGGAATCCCTCACACAGAAGAGGGAAAAGATATTTGCGAACTTCTCAAAAAAGAAGGACACGCAGTTGAATATTGGGGTGGAACAAAAAAAGCAAAAGTCCGAGAGGACGGAACATGGGGAGAATAATATGAAGATCTCTAAAGAGGGTATTGCCCTTATAAAAAAATTTGAAGGCTGTGAGCTAGAATCCTATCAAGATAGCGTAGGAGTCTGGACGATTGGCTACGGACATACAAAAGGTGTGTCAAAAGGCTTAAAAATAACACAGGAAGAAGCAGAAGCCATGCTTGATACAGAATTAGAAGAATATGAACAATATGTAGAGACTTTAGTAGAAGTCGGTCTATCACAATGTCAGTTTGATGCTTTGGTAGCTTGGACTTATAACTTAGGACCTACAAACCTAAAAAACTCAACTATGTTGACTGTTTTGAATCAGGCAAGATACGAAGATGTGCCATCTGAAATGAAACGATGGAACAAAGCAGGTGGAGAAGTTCTGCAAGGCTTAGTACGAAGAAGAGAAGCAGAGGCTCTATTATTTGAAGGCAAGGATTGGTTTAAGGTTTAAAAGAGGTATATATGTTTTTTCCGTTAGATGAAACCGATAAGAAATTTGAAGAAGGACTGTTTTACTTAAGCGAATCAGAACATATTTTGATAAAAAAGGCTTTGAATTTTTATTTAAAAGAAAAACAATATAAAAACAATCAGGAGTGGAATGACATTTTAAATCTTTATGGAGATCTGAAAACATCAGATGCTAGTAAAGAAATAGATAAAGAGTGGCTCTAAGTAAGACACAAAATAGAAGATTAGGAGCATTACTTTCGGTTATGTTCGCAGAGGAACTGACCGAAGATGATCTGGAAGATGTTTTGAAAGATAACTATGTGCAAGAAAAAGAAGGGCAGTTCAAAATTACCCAAAAAGGTTTAGACGAAAAGAACAGGCTATGCACATTGGCAGGTCTAAACATCAAATATCAAAGCGAAACAAAATGAAAAAGGGCGGTATTGCTACCGCCCTAAAATCAGGATAAATATGAAAAAAATTTATTATTTTTCAGTGAAATTATACACTTATTGGAAATTTTTATCCTAATTAAATTCTAACCTAGATTTCTGATAAGTAATAGTTGTTTTACCATTTTTCTCAGAAACTATTTTGCCATTCATGTAATAAGTGTGAGAGCCATTGCTATCCCATAGTAATTGGTATATTTCTTCGCCATCTCTTTCTTTCTGGATCTCCTCCTTCCTTCGTTGAACTAAATCTCTGTATTGAGTCATACTCCTAACCTCCCTTGTAATTCTTCATCCCTTCTGAACTGGATCTCTTCGTGCAGAAGATCCATAATCAATGAATGAATGTTCTCTTTGCCTTCATAGTCTTTCAGCATTTCGTAAAGATCTAAATAGGCATCTACTAACCTATCTAAAGTTTGTTTATCAACGCTGTTATGGAGTTCTCTTGTAAATGCTAGTAAAGTTTCCATTTTTCTACTCCTGTGGTTCAACAAAATGATACAAGCCTACTTCTCTGTCAAATCTTTTTTCAGCTATTCTCCCATTTGGGTATTTTAGAGCCATACTGTAAAGTTTCCAATCTTCTTCTGACATAATTTCTGGCAAATCCTTTATAGGTGTCTCATAAGTAATATTATATTTAGCGTCTAATTTTCCTATGATAGCTGACCAATATTTCATTATTTACTCCTTCCTTTTGCTTGTATTGGTCTATTAATAAAACCAAAGTATTCATCGTCATCGCTAGGGGTACAAAAAGCCATGAACTGTAAGTAGCCATCTTCTTCTGTAGCGTCTGACATTCTTTGACCATAATTACCCCAAACTTTGAAACCTCTGTTGTCTTGGAAAAGACATTTTTCAGTTCCACCAAAATCGTTTTCAACCCATTTAGTACCTAAAACATAACCAGAAAAAAGGATTCTTTCTCCGTCTGTAGAAGGAACTTTATCGTAAAAAATATCTTTGATATCGGCAAAAGCGATAGCTTGGATTTCACGAACTGAATTTAGGATTCTAGTTTCTTCTTGTCTGGCTTCCCATGCTACCTTGTCAAAATATTCCGAACCTGCAGTACCCCATTCATTAGTATCATCGGTGATAGATCCAAGTTTCAACTCGTACACATACTCTTTGCAATAATCCTTTGCTTTTTGAATAGCTTCTTCTTTATCCGTAGAAAGATTTACTACATGAGAAGTAGCTTGATAAGGTGTTGGAAAGTCCCCATAAGAGTTTATCTTCCATTCCAAGTATCTAAGAGTATAAAGAACATTACCCTTACCTGTAGAAATGTAATAATAGGACTTAGGCAAACTAGCCCATGCTTCTTGTAAGTGATTGTTAGTCATATTCATTATTTACTCCAAACTTCATCTTCAGCTATTTCAATAGTTTTACCACAATCTAACGCCCATTTAAAAAGTCTGTCGCCTAACAACTCTTTCATTTTTGGCATATCTTCTTCTATGATTACACAATAAAAATCTTTAGATATATATCTGATACCTTTTAAAGATACTTCATTTCTATCTACAGTAACCATGCTGTAATCTTTGAATGTTTTTATTTTCATTTTATCTCCAATGTGTTAATTAATAATTAGATTATATACACATTTATACCAAAATGGAATACTTATTTCACAAATATTTAAAGTTTTTTTTATTTACTATATTGTGAGATATCTATCTCGTCCCAATCGCCTATAGCTAATTTTTTATAGGGCTTGAAAACCTTTTCTTTCATATCGTATGAAAATTTAGCTTCCCCTATCTTTCCATAAAGGTCTTGCTCTCTTATCTTGCGAGTTATTACATTGGTGGTGTTTTCATCAAAATCTCGGTAAACAGTAAGAACTGCGTCTGCTTGGTTGTGCCAATGAGCAGCTCCGCTAATATCATAGGCACTTGGAGCTAAATACGAGCCGTCTGAGGCTTTTGGCAGCTTAGTGGGGTGTGCAACCACCCAACAGACAATTTGATACACTCTAGCGAACCTTTTGCACAAAGAAATGAAATCTCTAATGTGTTCATCCTCTCTAGTGTTTCCAGATCTCTTGGCATCTACTTCGTTATATGGATCTATAATTAAACCATTGACCGAATATTTATAGATAGAAGATTTAGCGACTTCCAATATATTATCTATGGTTGGAGTGCTATCTCTGGTTTCAATAAAATAGAAATGCTTATGGATAAAATCAATGGCTTCATTCAGCTCCGCTTTGGTCATGCGATTATCAAAACCATCATCAAAGTTTTTCTTAGAATACATTTGTACTAATCTTCTTATGTGCATACTTGTGGAGTGTTCTGGACTGAAAATTGCAAAAGACCAATCCTCTTTTTCTGCCAAAGATAAAAGCATTTGATCAAGAAAAACAGATTTTCCGTGATTAGGAATGCCTGTTATACAAGTAAAAGTACCTGTCATAATTTTGTAGATCTCGTCTAAGCCTTCCATACCAACCTCAACAGGTTTGACATAGTTGCCTTCATATAAATCATGGATCTGTCCGTAATAATCGTTGACAGTGTATAAACCTTCTATTGGATAAGGTTCAGCGTTGTCTAGGATCTCCTTGAGTTTGACAGGACCTAGTTTCTGTAAGACTTCGTTTGCGTCTTTACAACCATCTGGAGTTTTTACAAACCAACAAATGTCTTTACCAAGTCTGTGCAGTAGTTCCTGGTGTAATGCTTCGCCTGCTTCGTCTTTATCTGTAAACAGAACTACCTTCTTTGCTTCTAATGGACAATTAGCTAAAGCATTGAACCTAGAATCTTTTTTATCAAACTTGGCAACTTTACCTGCCCCATTTGGTAAAGAAGTGGCATGGAAACCAACTTCGGCACAGGACAGTACATCCATTTCGCCTTCTACAAAAATTATCTGTTCTTGGTTGTGTATAGCATCGTAGTTGTAAAGAATAGGCTTCGCCCCTGCGGATTGTCTAAAGTTCTTATCTTCGGATCGGTACTTAATATTTTGAAGCATACTGTTCTCATCAAAATACTGAAAGCCATACCAACCATCTTCTTCAAAGATCTTAAATTTATCCACAGTGGTTTTTGATATACCCCTGTTCTCAAAATACTTATACATTTTCTCATTCTTGTTTAGTATTGGTTTTTTTGGTTGTACATATTTTCTCATGGGCTTACTAAAATGCACTACCTTATTTTCATAATAACTACCTTTCCAATCGCAATGATGGCAATACCAAACACAACCTGCTTCATTTATAGTCAAGCTGAGTGGATTGTCTTTCATTGAGTGGGGTGGTTGGCATTTAGGGCATTTGAGTTTCTGTGTTCCGAAATCATGTCGTTTTAATTTGATTCCGTGTTCTTCTGGTTTTAAGTTTTCATTTTCATTCATAATTTATCCTGCGAGTTTGTTCAATTTATTTTTACCAAATTTAAGCACACTATTATCTTTATCTAAATAATCCATCCATCTTTCTTGGTTCAACCAAGTAGAAGGGTGTGGAATATATTGAATATCAGTGTTCTTTTTTTCTTCACCGAAAAGCACTACACCTTTCAGTAAATTCTTGTGATCTTTTTCTTGGATCTTCTTGAATATTTTTGCAGCTTGTTTCTTTGCAACTTTTCTTGGATAAATTTTCCAGAACTTCTCAAAGATTTGATCATATATTTCTTTAGTATCTTCTTTAGTATTATCTGGTGTCTGAACCACTACCCTAGTGGTGTCAGAACCCCTACCCATCAATAAATGATATTTGTTAGATGTGTAGCTACCATTATCTAGTTTTCTTTTTTCAATTCTTAACAAACCAAGAGACTCAAATTCTTTTATGACTTTGATAATTCCTTTTTGATCTTTTAGACCAACCATCTTGGCAATGTGCTTATAAGACGGAAAGCAAGATCCATTTTGATCGGCATAGTTCGCTAGGATTACTAATATTAATTTTTTTGTTGGTGTCAGACCATTGGTACGCAAAGCGTGATTCAAGTATTCAATTGACATATCACTCCTAATTACAGGAATAATTTCAACGAAACTTAATCAGCTAAATAGAAATCATTAGGGCTTACAGATCCATCTGTAGCCTTGTAGATCAAACGCATTTGTGATTTTTTCGGTATTCGTTGACCTAAAACATATCTAGCAAGAGTCGCTTGTTTTATTTCTTCACCTGTCAAAGACTTAAGGTCAGCTAGAAATTTATGCTGCGATAATTTGTTTTCTTGTAAATATTCTTTTAAAGTCACGCTTGAGATTATCCCTTTTTGGTGTAAACTGTACTCCTTTGAAATGAGAAAGTAAAATGAAATCTAACAATCCTTACGAAATTTTTGAGATAGATCATCTCTCCGCAAGTAGTATCAACACATTTATTCAAAGTCCTGCAAAGTATGTCATGCGGTATTTATTTGATTATAAGACTGTAGGAGGTCCTGCCATGTGGCGAGGCACAGCAACCGATGAAGCCATAGGTAAATATTTTGAATACGAAACCAAAACAGATTTGACTATTCCAGAATGTGTTAGATATGCAGAAGATCTTTATGATCAACTCTACAAAAGTTTCAAAGACAAACATCCAGACCAAAAAGTTGATATGGATAAACATATCAAAGAAGCAAAACAAGTAGGGATCTACACCAAATTAGCTTTAGATTTCTACAAAGATTTAGGGCAACCAACAGCCTACCAAAAGAAAATAGAATTACAGTTAGACAGTATTCCGATTCCAATAATCGGCTATATTGATCTGCTTTATCCGAACTTAGTTAGGGATATCAAAACGACAGCACGATATCCTTACGAAGTATCTTCTGCTCATGCAAGGCAAATGGCTCTGTATGCTAAAGCGGAAGATTGTTCTCCTGTGTTGGATTACATTTATGTCACCACTAGAAACAAAGAAGTGGTCACAAAACCTGTAAACGATGTAGAGGAACGAATTAAGGAGATAGAGAGAGTGGGACTCACAATTATGAATCTTCTGTCTTTGTCAAATGATAAGTATGAAATAGCAAACTATGTCTATCCTGATCTTGATACTTGGTTATGGAGTAAGGAAGAGAAAGAGTTTGCTAAAACTATATGGAGTTAAAATGAATAGACTACTTAACGCTATTGAAGAAATAGCAAATGTGCCTGATAAAGACAAACAAGTCATTAAGGGCAAACCTTATACGATGGTCAACACCAGAGTATCAATTTTTAGAAAACACTTTGGCGAAGATGCCAAGATTGAAACAGAAATAATCAACGCAGACCTAGAACTAGTTTGCATCAAAGCCACTGTATCAATCAAAAAAGATGGCGAATGGAGTGTCTTGGGTCATGGTCATGCAGAAGAATTCAGGGGAACAGGTCCTGTGAATAAAACTTCTGCTTTGGAGAACTGTGAAACATCTGCAATAGGTAGAGCTTTGGCTTCCGCAGGTTTGATTGGTGGTGAATATGCTTCTGCTTTTGAAGTTGATAACGCTATTAACAACAAAGCAGAAAGTCCAAAGTTTGAAATCTTAGCCTTACCTAAAGATGGTAAGTCAGCGATTATGGCTACTGCTGTCAAACCACAACAATACTTTGATAAGTTAAGAGGTTTTCTTATAAACGAAGATGGCAAGAAAGCTGATAATGCAGACGAAATATTTAAAGCAAATTTTGAGACTGTTAAGTTAGTGAAGTTTAAAAACAAAGACAATGACGAACTAGATACTAAGTTTCAGAAACTAATAGACTTTTTTAACAAACCACAAGATGAAACCGAGTAATTTAACTGACTATGTTTTCATCTGTTTAGCTAATGGCGAATGGTGGACTTTCTGGCAACTCCAAAAGGTTATCAAAGAAAAAACCAAAAAGTTCTACGGAGAGCCTACCATTTCCGCAGCTATTAGAAATATCAGGAAAGATGAATACAGAATTAGATACAACATAGAACCTAGTGTCAAAGATCCAATAGAAAGGAAAAGCATTCCTTTCAGTAAGGGTAATAGATACCGATTATCTTATAAACAAGGAGAAACTAATGAGTGATTTTGAAATCAAATCAAACACAGGCTTTTTATGGTCTGAATCAAATGTAAAAGTCATATACAAAGGAAAAGTTGTGTATGAAGTAGCAAATGAAAAAGGAGATCCAGAACGCAAGGAAATATATGCAAGTGTTCTGCGATACGAGGATAGAACAGGAAATATTAAATACGAGCTTGTCAGATCCGTTGGTCTTTTGCATAGAAACCTACCAGAAGATAAAAGATCGCCTAAAACACCTGATCTTGGCGGAAAGATTACCCTTGATGGAGTTGAATATAAGTTTGGCAGCTACATCAACGAATCTGAAAAAGGCACAGAATATCTAAAAGTCTTTTTACAAAACCAAGAAACAGAAGAAAAAAAGGATGAACTAGGATTCTAAAATGGAAAGGACAAAAAAATTAGTACAGAAAACACTTAATAAAATACCTGATAAAGAATTTGTAGATATAGTAGAAGATACCTTGATCAAAAAATTATCTCAGTTATGTGCAAAAGAAATTATGAAAGATGGCTATTCTTATGGTTGGGAGGAATGGTCGGATGAAATAAGAGGGGATTTGACTGATTTATGTAAAGTGTTTTTGCAAAAGAAAGGCTTGGATTTAAAAAATGGTTGATGAGCAACAAGAACTTTGGATGCACAAGATAAGATCTTTTGCAGAGCCTTTGCAAAATGCAGAATACGAAGTATTTGAAGCTGACGCTAATATCAAAAGGCTTAGAGCAAGGCTTATGTTAGAAGCGACTGCATCTGGATGTCGGTCTGTGGCTTCACAGGAAATCTATGCAGAAAATGACGATAACTTACATGAAGCAAGGCTAGAATTAGCAAAAAAGAAAGGTATGTTGAGTGGACTCAAAGTAAAATTAGATTCTGTAAAAGTAGGCTTTGAGGAATGGCGAACTAAAATGGTAAATGCAAGAGAGGAGCAGAAAAGATATGGCAACTAATGTAAGCATTTGGAGAAAGATATGCCAACAAAAATAAAACCATCAATAAAAGAATCAATTAAAGATGCAAATGGAAAACCAACAAACAGATGGCGGTTGAAACACTTCTATCTTAAACAGGCAAGCATAGCTGAGATCCATGAAGCATTAGAAAAAGGTAAAAAGAAACACAGGACTAAGCTATTGAAAGAGCTACACAAAAGGGAAAATCCTTAGATGAAATACTTATCTATATGCAGCGGTATAGAGTCAGTAGGTGTTGCTTGGCATCCATTAGGTTTTAAATGTGTAGGACTATCAGAAATTGACCCATTCAGGTCAGCAGTTTTAAACTATCATTATCCAGAGGTAAAAAATCATGGCGACTTCACAAAAATCAAAAGACAAGACTTACCAGAACAACCAGATGTCCTTGTTGGAGGAACCCCCTGTGCAACCTTCAGTATCGCTGGACTTCGCAAAGGGCTTGCAGAAGATAGAGGAAACCTCGCACTTGAGTTTATTAAGTTGGCTGAAAGAATTAAGCCTAAATGGATTCTCTGGGAAAATGTGCCCGGTATCTTGTCATCTAACAAAGGAAAAGATCTTGCAACCTTCTTCGGAGCTTTGGCAGAACTCAGGTATGGGTTCGCCTACAGGGTTCTTAACACTGAATTTGTCAGAACACAACGATTTCCAAGAGCATTGCCACAAAGACGCAGGCGTATCTTCGTTGTCGGATGTCTTGGAGACTGGCGAAGTGCAGCAGAGGTACTATTTGACAGAGAAACAATGTCAAGCAATTCTACGCCGCGCAGAAAAAAATCAGAAGAAATTGCCAGAAAGTCTGGAGAAAACAGTAAAAATAGTTTTGAAAAACTTTCAAAAACAACAATTAGACAAGTAAGAAGTGACGAATACACTGAAGATAATGTTGCAGGTACATTAGCAGCTAGGGATTATAAGTCAGCAACGGACTTAGTAATTATGAGGGAAAGCCAAACAGGTTCTAATGGCAAGTCTTGGAATGATGATGGTGTTTCTTGGTCTTTAACAGCTCATGACCGATACACTGTTGTTGAAACAAATACACCTGATAAGGTTGCTAGAGTATACAAGGAAGAAGTTTCTCCGACCTTAAATGCTATGACAGGAGGTAATCGTCAACCAGTAATTATGAGAAACAATGTAATCCGTAGGCTCACACCAATAGAGGTTGAAAGGCTACAAGGTTTTCCTGATAACTATACGCAAGTGCCTTACAGAAATAAGCCTAAAGAGGATGCTCCTGTCTCAAAAAGATATGAGGCTTGTGGAAGGGCAATGTCAGTTAATGTTATGGAATGGTTAGGAAGTAGAATACAAAAAGTGCATGAAAAGTATTAAAGAAAAATTTGATTTTAGTAATGTAGATGATTTTGATAATCATATAAAATTATCAATACCTAATTTTTTAACTTTAGACAATATATTCAGTTCTATTACATATGAATATGCACAACCAGAAAGTATCGTATTAGATTTAGGTTGTTCTACAGGAAGATTTTTACACAATTTAACCAAAATGCCAGATACAAAATATGTAGGTTGCGATACTGTAAATTTTAAAAATAGACGACAATCCTTTTGTTATTATCAAATAGATGTAGAGGAATCTTTAAAAAAATATTTGAAAGAAAATGTTTCATGTTTGATTTGTATGTTCACATTGCAGTTTTTAGGAAAATCAAAAAGACAAAGAGTTTTAGAGTTGTTAAAAAATTTTATAGAGCAAGGTACTGTTTTACTAATATCTGAAAAAGTTTTTTTAGATAATACAAGACTACAAACTTTAATTCATAGAATGCACATACAAGAAAAAAGATTGCACTTTACCGACAAACAAATTTTAGACAAAGATAATCAATTAAGTGTATCAATGTATTGTAAAACAGAAAAAGAATTAGAAATGGAATTAGGATATCTAGGAAATTTTACTAAAGTATGGCAATCATATAATTTTATGGGTTACACAGTCTATAAAGGATGAAAGGCAGAAACCCAAACAAAGCTGAAAAAGAACATATGAGTAAAGTACAGCAACTAGGTTGTATAGTTTGTATGAATCAAGGGTTTTACGGATCTCCTTCTGAAATCCACCATGTGTACGGAAAAACAAAAAAAGACACACACCTTAAGGTACTGCCTTTATGCCCCTCACATCACCGTTATGGCGGTTTTGAAGAGCCTATAAGCAGACACCCATACAAAGCTAGGTTTGAGAAAGCCTACGGAACAGAACAGGAACTATTGGAACAAGTAGAAAATCTATTAGCTAACCAATGGTAACTTTGCCACTTTTGTAAACCACACATAGCTCAATGCCATGTGAACCCATCAAGTGATAGTTACCAAATGAATCTATGTAACTATCTTCTTGATCTGGATAGTCAGCTCCACCAATACCACATCCGTACTCATCCCATAAATGCCCTGCGTATTTACCGACTGCCATTTGAAATGTCATATTTATCTCCTTTCAAGTTTTGTTGTAAAAATTCTTTAAGATGATCTAAATACTTATAAGTATTCCTGCTTGTCTGCTGTGTTTTGCTTTTTTTATACCAACAGAGTAAACCTGTTACTTCTGTTCCATCAACTACTTTGATTTTTGAAGCGTGGTTAAGACTAAATCCACAGGCTTTTAAAGTGCTTCCGCTTTCGTGAGGTCTGGTATAAGTCAGGATCTCCTTATAACCCATAGCAAAACAGGCAGTGACCGCTTTACCAATTAGAAAACTAGCAACATTCTTTTGATTAGGCAAAGTGCAAACTCTTCGGATCTCTATTTTGTCACGAGGGTTTTTCCATCTGCCAGATGGCACATCAACAGTAAGCACTCCGTAAAGCTCGTTATAGTCATCATTACATACTCCAATGGAAAACTTATGTCTCTTCAAAGGCTCGCTATGCCTGTGATTCTGCTCAATAAAATATTGAGCTTCTCCTAATTTAAGATTCACTAAGTTCATAACCAACTCACATCAAGGATTGTGTAGATTGATTCTTCTGATTTATTTTCCATAACAACATCTTTCTCTAAATCTTCTTCTACTTTAGCTCCCTGTAAGATTGCTTCTTCTACATAGTTATACCATGCGGTTGAGTCGCCATCTTCAACAGCAGGGCAACCTGTTATAGCCATGACTTCTTTTTTGGTGATATCAATACAACCTGTAAAGGTTTCTGTGATTTCTGTTGTTACGATTCTAGTTCTATTGCCTTCTATAAAAAATCTCATTTTGTACTCCTAATTAATTTCTGTCTTTGATTTGGTTCTTGATCAAACGATACATCTCGGAACATATAGCCAAGAGGAATGTCCTTACCCTCTGGAAAAACCCAGAGGTGAAACACATTGACTGTATCAACCATGCGACTCTCTGGCGGATAAAGCTCAATGCCACAATACTCTTCTCCGCATAAATCATTTTTGATCTCTTGAAACTCTCGCCAATCGCATAAGTAATCATCGCCATTGTTTATTCTAATAGAAAGCCAAGTAGTGCCTTCAAAAAACTCATCATGGCAAAATCCATCGCCTTGAGTAATCTTCTCTACGACTACTTTGTACTTACCATTCTTAGAATACCAACACTGACTTTGGATCTTCTTGTTTAGCCAGAGTTTAGCTTGTGCTTTGGATAAAGGTTTGAGAGTCAGCTTATCAGTCTTAGTGCAGAGCCTTAAAAACTCTTTGGCAGATAAACCTAACTGCTGTAAACCATTCATTCTCATTTCCCAACCCCCAAATAACTTTGAGGGTAGTTCATTATTTTTAGTATGATTCATCTAAGCTCTCCTGAGTTTTTGATTGTTTACTTCTCCCCAAGTCTTTTCATAAAAATCTAAGGTCTTTTCTAAACTCATCAACTCCAAGTCATTTAAAAATTCTTGATAAACAATCTTGTCTGATAAATCCAATATATCAATCAAGACATTTTCACCTAGATGATTTTCTCTAATAATAGAACACACTTTATTAAAGATAGTTTGTAAGGCAACTTTCAAAAAAGTGTGTCGCCACCCAAAATCTATTACCTCCCTTTGATTATCTTCAATTCGTGAAAGAAGAGAAATACATTCATCAGGATCATTTTCATTAGTCCTGCTAAGGATAGTAATACGATAAGTAATTTGATTAGTTTTCATTGATGCTCCTAAAATTTAAATTTTCTAGCTAAGTGATCTAAATTCCCACTAGGAATTTTCTTAGCTTTTTGTTTGCTATTTTCTAATTCAGCCAAAACCTCTGTTTCCTTATCTTCAAAGGTTTTGTTTTCGTAACCATACTTTTTTACTGGATGAGACTTAACAACACGACAAGGTTTATGAGGATCAAAACCCATCCTCTTGAAAGCATTCAAAATATCTAAGCGATACTGTTCTTCTTCTGCTGTTCTAATACAGTGCTTATCCCAAACAGCTCTACTCATTCTTTTAAAACATTTTGCATTGGGTTTCTTATAGTAAACCCATTTATGTCCAATGCTTCTGACCTGAACTAAGTGACGACCCGACTGAGGTAGCCATACGAACCATTTATCATTTTTCATATCAACCCCCAAAGAAAGTTAAAAGGTAATTAAATAGAAAAGCCACCATGCAAAAGTTAATCATGGGGACTATCAATCCAAGTGAGTCTAAAAATTTAGTTATGTGTATCATTTTATCTCCTGCCTTTCGGCTCAATTTAAATAACTATAAGGAGATTATAGCACATCTAATTCCAAAATGACATAAGTATTTTTTTAACATTCTATGTTTTTCTTGTATTATGTGAGAAATTTTAGGAATTAATGGATAAGAAAACACAAACCCAAAGACTGACTACAGATCTAAAATTACAGATCCGTAATGAGTTTGTGCAAGGAAACCAAGATCAAGAAGGCAACAGGACCTTTCCCAAAGTAGAAGATCTAGTAAAAAAATTCTCAGTTGCTCAATCTACTCTTTACCGAGTTTCTCAAAAAGAAAATTGGAAAATAGAAAGAGAGAGATTTCAAGAGACCTTAAGAGCAAAGTTAGATAAGCAAAGAGTAAAAGATCTGACAGAAGAATCTAAAAAGATAGACAAGGAATCAATCTTCTTAGCAAAGTCTATAATGAAAACAGTTTCAAAATCTTTAAGAACCAATGACGAAGTTATGGAAGATGGTAAGAAAGGAATGATTCCGTCACAGCTAAACGCATTAGCCAATGCAGCATTAAACGCACAAAAGATAGCCAAACTTGCTTTAGGCGAAACTACAGAAAACCTAAATATAAATGCAAACATCCAAGAAGCAGATGCCTTCCGAGAAGCTATGGAATTGCTTGACTCAGTTGCAGAGCAACGCAGAGAAGCAAACGATAGCTCTGTACACTGATTGGCTAAAGACAGCTAGACCCAAACAAATAGATCCAGACAATAAAAATATCTGGATGATTCTTGCAGGTAGGGGTTGGGGTAAGACTAGGACAGGATCTCAGGACATAGCTTTATATGCTTTACGAAATCCTAATTCAAATTGTGCGGTTGTAGCTCCGACACATGGAGATCTGAGAAGAGTCTGTTTCAACGGACCTTCTGGTTTGCTATCTATCATTCCCAAAGAGTGTTACTCACAGGAGAAAGGCTTCAAAGGATATTCTTCTAGCACATCAGAAATCAGATTGTTTAATGGATCTAAAATCACAGGTTATGCAGCAATAGATCCTGACAGACTTAGAGGACCTCAGTTTCATAGAGCTTGGTGTGATGAATTAGCAGCATGGCGATATCCAGAAGCATTTGATCAGCTTATGTTTGGTCTTAGATTAGGTGAAAATCCTAAGTGTGTGATCACAACCACACCAAAACCAACAAAGATTATCAAATCACTTTTATCAAGAGACGATTGCACTGTGACAACAGGTTCAACATTTGAGAACGAAAACAATCTTGCTGAGTCAGCACTGAGAATGCTTCAAGAAAGATATGAAGGAACAATCTTAGGTAGGCAAGAATTATATGCAGAGGTCATAGAACAGTTTGACGGAGCATTGTGGACACCACAAATGATAGAAGATGGCAGATTGCAAAAAGATACAGAAAAAGAATTGACTAAGATAATAGTGGCAATAGATCCTGCTGTGACCGCAAAAAAGGACTCAGATGAGACAGGCATAGTCGTTGTAGGTAGAGACGCACTTGGCGACTATTATGTCTTAGAAGATATTTCTGGTAGATATACCCCTGACAAATGGGCTAGAATAGCTATCAACGCTTATTACGATTGGAATGCTGATCGTATAGTAGCGGAAGTAAATAATGGTGGAGATCTGGTAGAACGACTTTTGAGAAGCATAGATAATACGATACCCTATAGGTCAGTTCATGCTACGAGAGGAAAGATACTAAGAGCAGAACCAATATCTGCTTTATACGAGCAAAAAAGGGTTCATCATATCGGTGTATTTGATGAGCTTGAATCACAGATGTGTACCTACACAGGCGAAGGACAAAGCAGTCCTGATAGATTAGATGCCTTAGTGTGGGGTTTGACAGAACTAAACAAATCAACAGGCAACGCAAGTTGGAGGATTAGTTAAATGGCACAGAAGAATATTTTTCAAAGACTTTTTTCAAGAGCAGAAGAAAAGCAGACCCCATCTAATATGGTTGGTTACTTTGGTGTTGGATCTGGAAATGCAACAAACTACAAGTATCAAGATTTAGCCAAAGAAGGTTACATGAAAAACGCAATTGTATATCGTTGCGTAAATGAAATATCAAAGGGAGCAGGAGCAGTAAATTACATGGTCAAATCTGGCGATGTAGTTTTAGACAACCACCCTTTAATAGATTTACTTAACAGACCGAACCCTTTGCAATCTTATTCAGAGTTTTTCAACAGCTTATTTGGTTTTTTGCTGTTAAGCGGTAATGCCTACATTTTGAGAGTAGGCAGTGAGGTAGGTGGACCTCAAGAGCTGCATTTGCTAAGACCTGACAGAATAAATATTAAGGGTGGCAACAAAGCAATACCGCAAAGATACGAATACACTATCAATGGCAGAGTCCAAGAGATCTACGACATAGACCAAGATACAGGTATATCTGACATCAAGCACGTTAAACTTTGGAATCCATTAGACGATTACTATGGCTGTTCACCATTACAAGCTGCAGCAGTAGAAGTTGATCAACATAACTTATCGTCTAAGCACAACATAAACTTATTGAATAACGGAGCTAGACCAAGCGGAGCTGTGATATTCAAGCCTAAAGATGATCAAGGCTTCCAAGTAAATCTGACAGAAAGCCAAAGACAACAATTGCTTACAGATTTAAATAATAGATTTGTTGGCACAGCTAATGCAGGACGACCTATGCTCTTAGAAGGGGATTTTGATTGGAAAGAGATGGGTTTATCGCCAAAAGACATGGACTTTATCAATCTTAAGCATATGAGTGCGACAGATATTGCTCTTTGCTTTGGTGTCCCAAGTCAGCTTGTGGGTGTGCCTGACGCACAAACTTACGCAAATGTGGCAGAGGCTAGATTAGCTTTGTATGAAGAAACAATCATTCCGCATTTGAAATTAATTCAATCTGACCTGAACGAATGGTTAGTGCCTATGTTTAGCGAAGAACTAGAGTTCGCTTATGACTTAGATGCTATTCCTGCCTTAGCAGAAAGAAAAAGAAAAACTTATGAAAACATAACATCTGCGGTCAACGCAGGAATTATGACAAGGAACGAAGCTAGAGAAGTCATAGGTCTTTCGCCAATAGACGGAGGAGACGATATTTACATCTCAGCAACTTTGTTCCCATTAGGATCTGAACCTGCTCCAGAAGCAGAAGAACCATTGAATGATGAAGATGAAAAGGAATACTTTGATTTAGAAAAACAAACTAACTTCCCTGATCAAGGAGACGATAAAAAGATTTCTTTAAGAAACTCTGACTATCCACAATTTGATTACGACTTTGCCAAGAATGTGAAAGAGGTAGGTGTCGGAAAAAAGATCTGGAAGGCAGGGGGTAACATCAGGGGCAACGATGCCTTTGTGCTTTGGGGTAGAGCAAGAGAAGGCTCAGAAAGCCCTGCTGTCTTAGATTGGATAAAAGAACGAGAAGCGTGGGCTGCTAGACACTTTCAAGATGGCAGACAGTTCAAAGGCGATGAACCAAACCTTTCAAATGTTGCAGGTGTTGTTGCACAGATGAAATGGGGAGTTGTTGGTACTTTGGGTATGCAAGGGATGAAAGATGTCATTCTTGAGCTGACCAAAAAACTTGAAGGTAAAAAAGACCCAGAAGATAAATTTGTAGAAGAAAATTGGCAGTTCTATATAGACGACCATGACGAGAAACTTTTCATAGAAGATGAAAAGCAAGTATCTGCAAAAGTCAAAGCAGCATTGAAAAAAAAGGTTGATGATCATAATGAAAAATATGGGGATCAGCCAACAAAGAGAGCAACAGTAAGAATGCTTGAAGCAGTTTTTCGTAGAGGAGTGGGAGCGTACAATACCAATCCTGGTTCGGTAAGACCGAGAGTTTCAGGACCTGATCAATGGGCTTATGCCAGAACAAATTCTTTCCTTTTTGCTTTGCGTACAGGAAGATTTCAGGGCGGAAAGCACGATATGGATTTATTTCCAAAAGGGCATCCTCTAAGTTCAAAATAAATGAATTTAGCTAGAGAACTCAAAAAGTTACTCAACTTTCGTCAAGGCAGAGTCAACAGAGCTAAAGAAGTAAGACAACAATTAAGAATACGAACAAACTTAGAAAAGTCATTGTTCAGAAAACTAACAAGCCTTTTTAGGAAAGCTATAAGAACAAGAAACTTTCTTTATGAGGAAACAGGTATCTTTGAGAAAGAGATTCTGATTGGGGCTATCAACGAAGAATTATTGCCTCTTATGATCAGGCATTACAAAAGAGTCTTTGAAGTTATCTACAAACATAACGAAGATAAATACGAAAACATAATCAAACAAGAAGCATTGGTCTTTGGTAGAAACGAAGATATAGATAACTTAGCAGAAGAATATTTTAGAACAAGAGAGCTTTTATTAGTTGGCACAGCTACTAGGATTGCCGATAGGGTAGATAAAATTATTAGAGAAGGCAGAGCAAATAATTTAACGCTAAGAGAGATAAGCAGAGAAATAGATAAGATAGTTTTGCCAATCGTCAGAAGCAGAGGAGCTTTGATTGCCAGAACAGAAACACATAACGCAGCTAGTTTTGCTAATCATAAATATCACGAAAAGGTAAAAGATGATTTTTATATACCAATGGTAAAGCAGTGGGTTGCGGTCAACGATTCACGAACTAGATCCTTTCATGCAACAGCAAATGGACAACGAGTGGGCATGGATGAGGACTTTTTGGTGGGTGGATCGCCTATGGCTTTTGCAGGTGATTCTAGGGGCGGAGCAAGGAATGTTATCAATTGCAGATGTGTAATTATTTACGCAGATGAAAATGACATTGTTAATTAATGATATTTAGCGATATAATTTGATATGCCGATACCCAAACCGAAAGGAGGCGAAAGCAGAGAACGATTTTTAAACAGATGCATGGGAGACAGAACTATGACTGATGAATATAATCCAGATCAAAGACTAGCTGTCTGTGCAAACGCATACGATGACTCCAAAGGGAATGACCAAGCTAAACGAGAACTGAGGGATGATGTCTTTACGACAGAAGCCGAAGCAGAGGCAAGAGCAGAAGAAATAGGTTGCTCTGGCACTCATTCACACACCGAAGATGGTAGAACCATTTATATGCCTTGTGCTTCACACGATGCATATATAGCTGCCGAAGGTAGAAATGTCAGTGGTTATTACGATGATGATGACGATGACAAGAAAAAACCGAAGAAGCCAAAAAGAAAAGGAGATTGCTCTTGTAATGAAACAAAAGATTACGAGACTCAAATTCAATTCAAAGCTGACATCAAAATGCCAATGGACGATGAAGAAAAAGACGAGGGCATTTTTGAGGGGTATGGATCTGTTTTTAACAATACAGATCTCGGCAACGACATAATTAGAAAAGGAGCATTTGAAAAGTCCTTAAGGAAAAAAGGTCCTAAAGGAGTCAAAATGCTCTATCAACATAAATCAGATATGCCTATAGGTGTTTACGAGGAGATCCGAGAAGATGAAAAGGGTCTTTATGTGAAAGGTAAACTAGCTCTAGGCACACAAGCAGGTAAAGAAGCCTTTGAACTAATGAAGATGGGAGCTTTATCTGGATTATCCATTGGTTTTAGAACCAATGAGAAAGGTTATCGCTATGACAAACGCACAAGAAAGCGAATCATAGAGGAAGTAGAATTAATGGAAGTATCTTTAGTAACTTTCCCCATGAACCCTAAAGCACAGGTGGACATGGTTAAGTCTGAGGATATTACTATTAGAGAATGGGAAAACGGAATGCGAGACGCTTTCAATCTTTCTCGTTCAGAAGCAAAGGTGGCTGCAAAAGCAGTTTACCAAGTATTTGAAGATAGGAAGTCTGACGAGATGTCGGATATCCTAGAAGAAGATGCTGAATTGGTAGATGCCATAAAAAACTTAACCCAAACTTTAAAAACTTTATAAGGAGCATAATATGACTGACGAAGTTATAAAAGGAGCTTTGGACGAGTACGGAAAGGCTTTTGAAGAATTTAAAAAAGCCAATGACGAAAAGTTAGAGCAACTTGAAAAAGGTTTGAGTGTTGATCCTTTGTTGAACGACAAGATTGAAAACATTGAAGAAAAGATGAATGGTCTTGAAGATTTTAACCAAAGATTCACACAAGCCGAAAAAGCTCAAGAGCAAGTTAATGAAAAGTTATCTAGTTTAGAAACAATCCTAAAGAGACCTAGCTCTGGATTTGACACTAAACAAGTTGACGAGCATTGCATTGCTTTTGAAAACTACTGCAGAAAAGGTTTTGACGCATTGGAAGATGCTGAAAAGAAAGCCTTAACTGTAAGCAATGATAGTACTGGTGGATATCTTGCTCCACCTGAGTATGTAAGAGAGTTACTTAAAACTGTAACTGAAATCTCTCCTATCAGATCTATTGCAAGAGTAAGAAGCACTGGACAAAGAAGTATTCAAGTTCCTAAAAGAACTTCTACCTTCGCTGCTCAGTGGGTTGCTGAATCAGGAACTCGTTCAGAAACTACAGGTTACAATGTAGGTCTGGAAGAAATCCCTGCTCACGAATACTACGCTATGGTAGATATCTCTGAGCAAGATTTAGAAGATTCAGTATTTGACCTTGAAGCTGAAATGCAGTCTGAATTTGCGACTCAATTCGCAAAGGCAGAAGGTACTGCGTTTGTTTCTGGTGACTCAGTTGGAAAACCAGAAGGGATCTTAACTAACTCAAATGTTAGTTCAGTAAACTCTGGAAGTGGAACTCTTTTAACTGCAGACGGACTATTAACTTTAGTACACTCAATTAAGAGTGAATACTCAAGAAATGGTACTTTTGTTTTTAACAGAACTACACTAGCTGCAATCAGAAAATTGAAAGATACTGCAGGTCAGTATGTTTTCCAAGCAGGTATGATGCTAACTGGTGGTGTAACTAACACTATTTTAGGTTTCCCTTACATTGAGGCAACTGATATGCCTGATGTAGGTTCAGGTACTAAGCCTGTTGTTTTTGGAGACTTTAATAGAGCTTACATGATCGTAGATAGGATCAACATGGCGGTCTTGAGAGATCCATTTACCCAAGCTACTACTGGTAATGTCAGATACATTGCTAGAAGAAGAGTTGGTGGACAAGTGGTTCAAGCAGAGGCTATCGTTAAACAAAATATTTCAGCATAAGCGAGGTAATTAACTATGAGAGATTTAGCAAATAATATTTCAGTAGCACAATCCCTTGCTCCTGCGGTCAGAACTGCTGATGCCAATGGCACAGGGGTTGACCTGCAAGGGTTTGAAGGAGCAACTATTGTTGTTGACTCAGGAGCAGAAGGAGACACTCTTTCTGGTTCTGTTAAAATTGATTTCAAACTAGAAGAAAGCTCTGATAATTCATCTTTCTCTGCTGTCACAGCAGCTACTTCGGTAACTGACGGAACAGTAGATTCTAATGGAATCTTTTTGACTTTAGATGATAATGCGGAAACACCACAAGTAACCTCTATTGGTTATGTCGGTGGGGCAAGATACATAAGAGTTGTAGCAGATCATACTGGTACACACTCAAATGGTTCTCCCTATGGTGTAACTGTGATCAAAAGTCACCCAAGACACAATGTTGATGCTGACACAAGCTCTACTGTGTAAATAACTTTGGGGGGAGCATGAGGAACAAACCACTCCTGTATATTTATGCTCCCCTCATTTTTTGAGAGGTAAAAATGGCAACATACAAAATTTTAGTACCAAAACCAATGGCTACTACAGAAGAAGGTACAGAGGTAGAACTCCTTACTGTAGATACTATCGTTGACACCAAAGAAGAATGGAAAGAAAAGCACATGAAAGATTGGGTCAACAATGGTTGGGCTATGGAAGTCAAAGTAGACGATGTTTCTGATGTTGAAGAGGGAGATCCTGTCAGAGCTAGAAATGACAAAGGACACTATGTAGCTGACGACCCATCTACTCCTGATGTAAATGAAGCATGGGAAGGTGGAGTAGCTCCAGAAGAAGAAAAGAAAGAAACCAAAAAGAAAACAACCAAAAAAACTACAGCTAAAAAGACCACTAAAAAAGCAACTAAGTAATTTTAGTGATAATATGACATAGGCAGATGCCCATATGGTAGACACCATGCAAATAAACATTTTTGAGGATTGTTTTTATGACTGCAGGTTTCCATCATTTCGTAATAGAACAAGGGGCTACATTTGGCAAAACCCTTACATTAAAAGACTCTAGTGACGCATTAGTCAATTTGACAGGCTATTCTGCAGCCGAAATGGATCTGCGTACCAATCAAGACGACTCAGCCATAATTAAAACATTGACCGCAGGTAGCGGAATCACATTAGGTGGTTCTGCAGGCACAGTCGTACTTAATATATCTGCAACCGATACAGCCAATATGTCTGTGGGAGATGGAGTCTACGATTTAAGAATAACAGCAGGAGACGGAACGATATCACGAATATTAGAAGGAACTTTTGCAGTGAGGGGAGCAGTTAGCAGATAATGGCAATAAGTAGCATTACAGTTTCCGATGCTAACCCAGTAAACAGCATAACTGTAACGGATAGCAGTAGTATTTCTGTTGTAACAGTAGGTATTCAAGGTCCTGGTGGTCCAAGCTCAATACTTGGTCGTTCTTTGAAAGATGGTTATACCGCAGGCTCAAGTGATAACGGAGCAGGTATTATTTATGACCATGCCAACACAAGATGGCTTTCCACATTAGATTCAGATGCCTCAAGTCTCAACTTTAAAATACCAAACCTTACTTTTACTTCTGGTCAAACAGTCACAGCAATTCTTGACGAAGATAACATGGGTAGTAACAGTAATACTGCCCTTGCAACCCAACAATCAATCAAGGCTTATGTTGATGCAGAACTAACCTCACAAGATCTTGATTTTCAAGGAGATTCAGGTGGAGCATTATCCATTGATTTAGATAGTGAAACCCTCAGTATTTCTGGTGGCACAGGTATTGATACTACTGGTTCAGGCAACGCAATCACAGTGGCAATAGATAGCACAGTCACGACTCTGACAGGCACACAGACTTTAACTAACAAAACCCTCACAAGTCCTGTTTTGAATACAGTAGATATCAATGGCGGAGATATCTCCAGTGCCACCACCATAAACAAATCGCCAACCATAACTCTTGGTGGGGATCTATCAGGATCAGTAACCCTTACAGAACTAGGCAACGGAACACTTACCGCAACCATAACAGCAAACTCAGTAGCACTTGGCACTGATACGACAGGCAACTATGTCGCTACTATTGCTGCAGGTGAAGGTATAGATGTATCTGGTTCTGGTAGTGAAACTGCTGCGGTCACAATATCCGCAGAGGACGCTACCGATTCAAACAAGGGTATAGCATCGTTTGATGCTACAGATTTTAGCGTTTCGTCTGGAGATGTGACCCTAAACGCTGAAAGGGTACAGGATATCGTTGGGGGAATGGTATCAAGCAATACGGAATCAGGTATTGCGGTGGCTTATCAAGATTCTGATGGGACATTGGATTTTGATGTAGATGATTTTACATTGACTTTAGGTGGCGACCTATCAGGTAATGCGACCATCACGAACTTAGGTGATGCCACTTTAACAGCGACAATAGCTGCTAATAGTGTAGCTTTAGGAACAGATACAACAGGTAATTTTGTTGCTGACCTAACCGCAGGGGAAGGAATAGATGTAAGCGGTGGTGGTTCAGAAAACGCAACCATAACTGTATCGGCAGAGGACGCAACAAGCAGTAACAAAGGTATTGCAAGTTTTGACAGCACAGATTTCACAGTATCAAGTGGAGCTGTCACAGTAAATGCGGAAAGAGTTCAAGATATCGTAGGAGCAATGGTTGGCTCTAACACAGAGTCAGGAATAGCTGTCACCTACGAAGATTCAGACGGAACATTAGACTTCAATGTAGCTGACCCTGTTATAACATTAAGTGGAGATGTAGCAGGTTCGGCTACTATGACCAATCTTGGAGATGTCACAATCTCTACCACCATACAAGCTAATTCAATTGCATTAGGTACGGACACCACTGGAAACTATGTATCAGCTATCTCTGCAGGAGAGGGAATAGATGTTTCAGGAAGTGGATCTGAAACTGCCACAGTTACTATTAGTGCAGAAGATGCGACTGATTCTAACAAAGGTATTGCCTCATTTGACGCAACTGACTTTACTGTTAGTTCAGGTGATGTAACTGTCAATGCAGAAAGAATCCAAGACATTGTGGGAGCAATGTTTTCTTCTAATACCGAAAGCGGTATTTCTGTTACTTATGAAGATAGTGATGGCACTATTGACCTAGATGTAAGTGACCCTACGCTTACTTTTACAGGCGATGTCACAGGTTCAGGAACAATAACAAACTTAGGCAATACTTCTATTGCCCTAACAGTTGCAGCTAACAGCGTTGCACTAGGTACAGATACCACAGGCAATTATGTCGCAACCATAGCTGACGCAGGAAACTCAAGAATTACAGTTGCCAACTCAGGAAGTGAAACCGCAGCAGTGACCCTAGATATTGCTGACGATGCCATTGGCTCAGACCAGATTGCTAACAATGCTGTTGCTTTATCAACTCAAACAACAGGAAATTATGTAGCGGGGATCTCTGGTACTTCTAACGAGATAGAAGTTTCTGGCTCTGGCAGTGAGGGGGCAACTGTAACCATAGGATTACCAGATGATGTAACTATCGGTGGTGGTTTAACTGTTACAGGCGATCTGACAGTAAACGGAACAACCACAACCATAAACACAACTAACCTTGATATTGAGGACGCAACTTTACGAATAGCCAAAAATGCAACAACTCTTTCCGCTACAAATGGAGCAGGGTTAGAGTTTGGTGGTTCTTCAAGCAAGCCTAGCATTCTTTGGAATAACAGCGATGGCAGATTGGTTTCTAATAAAATATTTGCAGCTACTTCTTTTGTTGGAGATGTTGCAGGTAACGCAACCACAGCTACGACTTTAGAAACTGCAAGAACCATACATGGTGTGTCCTTTGATGGATCTGCCAATATAGATCTAAGTGAGGTCGTCCAAGACACTGTTGGAGCTATGTTTAGTTCCAATACAGAAACAGGTATAACAGCCACTTACCAAGATTCAGACGGAACTATTGATCTTGTTATAGGCACACTCAATCAAGACACCACAGGAAACGCAGCTACCGCAACTGCATTAGAAACAGCTAGAACAATTCATGGGGTTAGCTTTGACGGAACAGCAAATATTGATCTTAGCGAAGTTGTACAAGATACAGTTGGAGCAATGTTCTCTAGTAATACAGAGACAGGGGTTACAGTTACCTACGAGGACTCTGATGGAACGATTGATCTTGTTGTAGATACTTCTGCCATATCAGAAACCCTGACAAACAAAACAATCACGAATCCAACAATAAGTGATCCAGAACTTTCAGGAACAGTCTTAACTGCTCCTTCCGAAAACACAGTTCAAACATTAGTGGTCACAGTAGCAAGTAAAACAGCAGAACACCCTTACGATGGCGGAAGTTCCAATGCTTATGTCATAGATGGTGTTGAAGCTCCTTACATAACGCTGACACCAGATACGACTTACAGATTTGACCAATCAGACAATACTAATAGCGGACACCCTTTAGCTTTTTATTTTGATGCAAACAAAGCAGTTTCTTTTTCAACAGGGGTAACTACAAACGGAACAGCAGGAAGTTCAGGAGCATACACACAGATAATCGCAACAGCAGCCACTCCAACAGCTTTATTTTATCAATGCACTAATCATGCCCTAATGGGTAACAGAGTTAACTTTGATACGAGGAATCTTACAGGCTTTGACACAGACGACTTAGGCGAAGGCTCAACCAATCTTTATCACACTACAGAAAGAGTACAAGATGTGGTTGGAGCTATGTTCTCAAGCAACACCGAAACAGGTATTGCAGCCACATACGAAGATAGTGATGGAACAATAGATCTAGTCATTGGTTCAGGTGTAATAACAAATGCTATGTTGGCAGGTTCTATCGCTAACGCTAAATTAGCTAACTCAGCCATCACAGTTTCAGACGGAAGTAATTCAACAGCTACCGCATTAGGTGGAACAATTACTTTTGCAGCAGGAGAGGGGCTTGATGTTGCAGAATCTAGCGGAACAGTCACATTTAGTGGGGAAGATGCCACATCTAGCAACAAGGGAATAGCGAGCTTTACTGGCGATTTTAGTGTTTCTAGTGGGGCAGTGTCATTAGGAGCATCAGGTGTCACAGCAGACGATTATGGCTCTGCTACAGCTATTCCTGTACTGAGTATAGACGCAAAAGGTAGAGTGACATCTGCGAGTACTGCAAGTGTCACAACGAGCTTCACTTTGTCAGATGGTAGTAATACTCAGACGATTGCAGGCGGAAACACCTTAACAGTTGCAGGAACAAGCAATGAAGTAGATGTTGCGGTTAGTGCCACAGACACATTGACCATAGGCTTACCAAATGATGTCACAGTTTCTAATAATCTTACTGTATCAGGAAACCTAGTCGTATCAGGAACAACAACACAAACAGGTTCAGTTGTTACCGATAATAACTTCACAGGTCTGGCAAACGCTAATTCAGGTAACAGCACTGACTTCGGATTTTACGGAAAATATGTAGAATCAAGCACAACCAAGTATGCAGGTATCTTTTATGATGCCTCTACTGACAACACATTTAGAATATTTTGCGATACACAAACTGTTCCATCAACGACAGTTAATACAGGGGCAACAGGTTACGCAGCAGCGAATCTAATCATAGGGGCATTGACCACTTCTGGAATTACGATAGGTGGCACAGCAGTAACTTCTACCGCAGCAGAACTAAATATACTAGACGGAGTAACTTCAACTACAGCAGAACTTAACATTCTTGATGGGGTAACTTCTACGACAGCCGAACTAAATATTCTTGATGGTGTTACAGCAACCACAGCAGAACTAAACACTTTAGATGGAAGTGCAGTAAGTGTCTTAGATGCAGCTAATGGAGCATTTGCTTCTGGAGATGGATTTCTTACTTTTGATGGAAGTAATGTAAATTTCAAATACTTAGGCATAGATGTAATTGAAGCGTTTGTAGAGTCAAGTACTGATACATTAGCTGCTCTTACAAGCATAGGTGGGTCTAGCACGACTACCAATGTTGTTGGAAATCTTACAGTCAACACAAACGCTTTTGCAGTAGATAGAACAAACTCAAGAATAGGTATAGGACAAGGTACACCGACAGTTGCCATAGACGCAGGATCTAAAACAGACGCAATACTTTTACCAAAAGGAACAACAGCACAAAGACCATCAGGGGCAGCAGGTCAATTAAGATTCAATACCACGCTAAGTAGATTTGAAGGACACGATGGAACTAGCTTCGGAGAGATAGGTGGATCAGGCACTTCAACATCTAGCTTAAGCGTTAATACTTTTACAGGAGATGGTTCTGAAACTGCATTCACGCTATCTCAAGCCCCTGAATCTGAGGACAATGTCATTGTCTTTATTGAAGGTGTTTACCAAAACCCTAATGATTTTGTTTTAAATGGCACAACCCTGACATTTGATGTTGCTCCTGCCAACACAAGAAAAATAGTTGTTTACCATGTGAAAGGAGCTGTATCTGGATCTAACATGAACTTAGATACCATGACAGGAGATGGCTCAGACACTACGCTTACGCTATCCATCAATCCTGTAAATGAAAACAATGTTTCTGTTTACATAGATGGGGTCTATCAAAACAAGGACACTTTCAGTATCTCTGGCACAACTTTAACTTTCTCAGAAGCCCCACCAAGCGGCACGAAGGTAGAAGCCATTACAATCAACCAAACAGATGTCAATACAGCGACTATCTTAAAAGACGCTGATGAAGATACAAAAATACAAGTAGAAGAAAGTTCAGATGAAGATGTAATTAGATTTGATGTAGGTGGAACTGAATACATGACCCTAACATCAAATGGTAAATTGAATGTTACTGAAATAGCACATATTTCAAGTGGCAATTTAGAAATTGGTAATGGCGATGAAAAACAAATATTTGATGCCTCTGGAGCAACTATACAATTTCAAACTGCTGATACAGAAAGACTCCGTATATCAGGAAATAATCTACACTTAAACGGTGGTACAGACGCAAGAATACAACTAGGTACAGGTGGAGCAGGAGCAAATCAAGTAAGCAATAACACAGTTCATATTCGTGGTGATGGTACAAGTATGAAACTTATGGCTGCGAGTGGAGGTTCATATTTATATGAAGTGAACGGAACAGAAAAAATGAGATTGGAGTCAACAGGCAAACTGACTCTAGCTGCGGATGCAGGATATATTGGAGATGATACCTCAGGTATTTTACAATTAAGAACTCACTCTACAGCAGGTGGTTGGGGAATATCTGCTCGTAACTATACAAATACAACAACAGGATATTGGTATATCGGCAAACAGCTAAACGGTACAAATATATTCAGTATGACAAGTGATAGTGATTCTATTGACTTAAACTTTTTATCTGATGAAAGAATGAAAATGAACATTACAGATTCAGCAGATGTTTTAGATAAAGTAAAACAAATTACTGTAAAAGATTTTGACTGGCGAACGGAACTTAATGGAGACTCAAAAGACGACTCAAGACCTAGTAAAGAATATGGTTTTATTGCACAAAATTTTCAAGATATCGGATTAGGTCAGTATGTAAAAGAACTAATGCCAACAGATGAAAGTGACGATACTTTGGGAATGGATTATGGAAATATAACCCCTATACTTGTCAAAGCTATGCAAGAACAACAAGCAATAATAGAAACTCAACAAACCACTATCAATGATTTAAAATCTAGGATAGAAACCTTAGAGGGTAGCTAATGGCATTAACTAAAGTAGATCAAACAATGGTAAGCAATCAAGTATTTGGTCGTAGGAATTTGTTTATAAACGGAAAAATGCAGATTGCTACAAGGGCGGCAACAGCTTCAGGACAAACAGGTACAGGTTACTTTACAGTTGATAGATGGGAATTTGTTGCTAGTAGTGCAGGCACTTGGGATATTTCGCAAAGCACAACTGTTCCTTCAGGAGAAGGTTTTGCTTATTCACAAAAACTAGATTGCACAACAGCTGATTCATCTTTAG